GGCCACATAGAGGAGTATGCAAAGCTTAATATGACAGGTTGGTCTTGGGGAATAGTTGAGCTTGGAATATGGGATAATCATATTCAAGAAAGTCAATTTATTTCTATGGACAGATTGGAGAAACAATATGGATAAAATTAAAGAAAAAATATCATTAGCTAAAGATGCAATAGCTAGAAAATGGAATGCTGTTAAACAATGGTATTTATCATGGATGTATAAATGATAACTCATGCAGATCAATGGGATACTACAAGATGGTATAATTTTAAACCAAGTGAATTTGCTTGTAGTTGTTGTAACGCATTAAACATTTCACCAGTAGTTTTAGATTTTGTACAAGCTTATAGAAATCATATAGCTAAAGGTGTTTCAATTACTTCTGGATATAGATGCCCAAAGCATAATAGCTCGGTATCAAGCACAGGAGAAGATGGGCCACACACAACAGGTTTTGCAATAGACATAGGAACAAACACACAATCACAATATCAGTTAATTAGATTTGGTTTACATTATGATCCTAGAGCTATGGGTATAGGTGTTGCTAAAACATTTACACACATAGATTTTCTTACAATAGATCAAGGTGAAAAATATGTAGTTAGACCTAATGTTTGGAAATATTAATGCTTAACTTTATTTTACCTTTACTTAAAAATCCTCTTACTCGTATGATTGGATCTAAAGTTATTGGGGGAATACAACACAAAATACAAAAAGATAAAATAATTAGAGAAAAAGAAATAGCAGCAGCTACTTCATTAGACATTGCTAAAGTTGGTGTACAAATGGAACAAGTTCGTCAGCAAGAAAATTCTTGGAAAGACGAATATTTAGTTTTGTTCTACACAACTATTTTTGGATTACATTTTATACCTTGGACTCAGCCTTGGTGCGATAAAGCTTGGGATGCTCTCGGCAAAGCAGATCCTATGTTTTGGTATATTATTTTGACTATGGTAGGAGCTTCATTTGGAGTAACTACTCTAAACAAAATTAAAAAAAAATGAAGTACGTTGTTTATTGTTTATTAGCAATAATGTGGTCTTCATTAATAATTTTAACAACAGTTAATTATATATGAATAACAAACCATTAAACATTTCGGAATCAGCAGCTGTGCAAATGCCAATGAAAACGGTTGCTAGTTTAATAGTGCTTGTCGCAGCAGGAGTACTCGCATTCACTGAAATTACAGCGAGGCTTGTATCGTTGGAAACTTCAAGAGAGTTATTTGAAAATGATTTACTTAAAAAATCTGAGCAAGTACCTACTGACCAAGAGCAACATTTTTTAATTGAAGATCTTTATAAGACTGTAGAAAAAATGGAAGCAACTCAAGAAATGAATATGACTAATAAAGTTAATATAGAATTTTTAAAAGAACAATTAGACAAAGCTTTAAATGATATAGAAGATTTAAAAGATAAAGTAAGAGCTAATGGAAAGGCAGCACATTAATGGAATTGATTATTGCTTTACTTATGATTGTTAACGGAGAGATTAAAGAACATAGAATACAAGAATCTATGTCTGATTGTCTTAAAGGTAAAAGAATTGCAATGAGAACAAATAAAAATAATAATATAATTTACCAGTGCCTAAAGTCGATGGCTGAGCTGGAGTCAAACATAGATGGTAGTAAAAGCATCAAAAAACTCATCCTTAAATAAAAGAGTATATCGTAAGCAGAAAGAACATGCTGAAGATATATCTTATGAAAATGAGTTAGAAGCTTTTTTAAACGACATAAAAAATAACACACCAAATGACGAGCAATTCGAAGAAGAAAACCTGGACAAGAAAAGTTAATCAATCTTTCCATTGTGGTTATTGTAAAGTTTGTAATAAAGAATTAACCTCAGATATGGGTGGTTGGATTGTAACAGCCAAAAAAGAGTACTTTTGCCATAATGGTAAAGATGGCTCTTGTTTTGACCAATATTGTGAGTCTAAAAGACTCTAGGAGCAACGTAGAGTGCTATCGGCAGCATAATGCGACCTTGCCTATGTATTAAAGTTTATGTTTGTTATAAAGGCTGTATGACTGTTTAAATAGATATTGTTTAATTAAGTTTATTTCCGTCTTCTTTATATTTTTCTGACTCTACTGTTGCTAAAGCAGACTGTAATAAGTCAATAACAAAAGACTTTTTTTGATACCAAGAAGATATATTCATAGTTGAAGAAACTAATGCAACCAAAGTTGCGTCAACATTATTATGTTTTAATAAATCTATAGTTAAAAAATCATTAAGATCTTCTACTGTTTCTTGACAATGAGATAATCTTAATTTTCTTTTTTTAAATTCTTTTTTTAAATCTAATAAAGATTTCATATTAAAAGCATAAAGTATTATATTATTAATTTAAACGCACTTAAGACAACATCAAATAATACAATTATACAAAGGATTACAACAAAAAAAAATAAACACCAAGTAGAGTAAACCATGACAGGTGTATATTACTATTTAACCTTACTGGACTACTTGATGCTTATTCGCATGATCTTAATCAGCAGGAGGCCTTTAGCTATAATGAAGACTAGTATCTAATTATATAACAGGTTCTACCTTACCTATTTGTCGTCACAAATTTTGTTTAAAGTAAGCAACAATCTTTTGAGCCTGTGGCCAATTCCAACATTGCTGCTTACTTCGAAAGGAGCTAAGTGACTAGCTTAGCCTTACCCCGAAGGGTATTCATTAAAACTGTTCTTTAAAATCGTCAGATCCTTGAGTAGCTGGAGCAGATGCTGCAGCACTTGCAGTTTTAGGCATCATTCTAATAACACCTGTAAATCTAGGAACAACTACTTCTGTTACATATCTTTTTTGTCCACCAGAGTCTTGATAAGATCTAGTTTCTATTTCACCTTCGACATATAACATAGTACCTGCTTTACCATATTTACCCATTGTATCTGCAATACGAGGATCAAATACTACAACTTTATGCCAAGTAGTTTTTTCTTCTTCTTTAAACTTCTTGTTAGTTGCTAAAGACATATTAGCCATGCTGTCGCCTTTAGAAGTTTGTTTAACTTCTGCGTCAGCACCTAATCTACCTATTAGTATTACTTTGTTTATCATTTACTTTCTCCTTTGGTTTTAATATTTTAATATTATTATCTAATTTACTAGCTCTACCTTTTGCTATTACATCATCTGGTAACTCATCTTCTGAATATACAAAACCATGTAAACCTAACAACTTAAGAACACATCTATCGTAAGCACGTTTTTCTGCCATAGCATATGGATAACCACTTGCTTTAACATTCTTAGGAGATGCTTCTCCATAAGAACATACTTGTATTTTCTTGTCATTACCTTTGTCTAACACAGCAGTACACTTAACACATACAATACCATTTGCTGAATTAGTTTCTATTTCATCAAATTTGTATTTAATGCCATTTTTAGCACCTGCTAGTTCTATGTATCTGTGATACATAACCCAACTACCATGACAATCCCATAAGGCTTTGTATTGACCTTGATCGTCTTTTTGATCTAGCTCATATTTTTTTAATATAGCTAAAGCTCTACTATCTATTGGTTTACCCATTATATCCCTTTCTCGGTATATTGATTATTAATATGAGTCTTACTAACTACATATACATAGGCAGCTTTCTGACTTAGATTTTTACGTTTATCTTTACGTTCAATTTTATTGAGCTTGAATAACTCAGTCACTCTTGGTCTTACAGTAAAAGGACTGTAATTTAATAACTCTGCAACTTCATCAGCAGTAGCACCAAAATTGCCTTTATTAGCAATAACATTAAACACTTTATTCCTAATAGTTTCTACACCTTCCTTGATTGTTTCAGCAGCTTCTATAGAAGTTTCAACTCCTTTATGCCCTGGAGAGTATGGGTATGATTGTTCTGCCATCACTAAACTCCTTTTGATTAAAATTGTCAAAGCCAATATGTTCTGGTGGCTCTTTTTTAGTTTGTACAAAATGCCAAAATAAAACTTCAGCATTTAATAATTGTTCTTGAAACTCTGCGTCAGCAGTAATTTCTAAAGCTTCCCATTTCATATTTCCGTAAAACGCAGAGAAATATAATTTAGGATAACCTGTAACCATTAAGTAATGTTGTATTTGTGCTTTGTATTTGTCAGCTTGTTTTTTAGAATTTGTAAACGCATTAGTGTGCTTACATTCTAACAAAGCTTTATCATCACCTAATATTAAACCATCAACGTGTGCATACATATGAGGATAATCTTTATGAAAGAAAGTTTCTTGTCTTCCAGTAACTTTTAATCCTGTTTGTTTCTCAAACCATGCAATGTTAAATGGTTCTGTGTGTACACCCATCTGTACTGGTAACACATCAGACAAATCTACAGGTTCGGCATCGCCTGTTTTTTCTAACCATAATGTATGCCATTCACCATTGTATAATTTGGTAGCATCACTACCACCAATACCTTGTTTTCTATCAAAGTCTTTTTTCATATAGTTCCTCCTATTTTATAAAAATGCTTATCTTTCTTGTGTACTTCTTTTAACAATATCTCGAACCTTGAGGCCCAAAGTTGTTGCACCTTTACGTTTGATTTTTTCCCATTTTTCTTTTTTTTTCTTTTCATGTTCTAACCTCAACCTTTCTATTTCATTAACAAACTTGTAGGGTAGAGTACCTTT